CCAAACCAACAATCAAAGTCTGGTGCTGCAAAACCAACTTACGTTTCAACTGACAAACCAAAGAAAAAAATGAAAGAAGAAATGGAAATCAATGAAGCGGACAAGAAGGGTAAAGGTAGTGGTAAGAAGGATGCATGTTACCATAAGGTAAAGGCATCTGCTTCTGTATGGCCTTCTGCTTATGCTTCTGGTCGTTTGGTTCAGTGTCGTAAGAAAGGTGCCGCTAACTACGGTAAGTCAAAGAAGAACGAAGAGTTTATGGCTCTTCCAGAATTCACTGACCTTCAAATCAGATGTATGGAAGCCGCTGGTATTGAAGTAGAAGTTCTTGATGAGAAGTGTTGGGTTGGGTATACCCAGAAGGGTATGAAGAAGAAGGGTAAAAAAGTAGTTCCTAATTGTGTTCCTGTTGGTGAAGGATATGCACCTGGTGATGTTGACCAGAAAGTCGGCGCTGTCACTGCTATTCCTAAGAGTGAACAAGATGCTGCCAAAGCAAGAATACTTGCAAAGACAAAGGCAAAAATGAAGAAAGAGGAAGTTGAAATAGCAGAAGCACCCAAATACGATAAGCAAGGTCTTGATAAGTTTGATAGATCAAAGCGTATGATTCGCCATAAGCAAAATAAGTATGGTGTTTCTACTTTGAAGCAGAGTATAATGACTGGTGCCAATCATAATATTGATAATGAGAAAAAGGCAAAAATGAAGAAAGAGGAAGTTGAGATTGAAGAAGCAACCAGAGTTCCCGCACAAAATGGTAATGTCTATTTGGTAGGGTTTACCTGGAGAGGTAAGTATATGATGATGAAACTCTTCTTCCCAGAAGTTAAGAGACCTTCAAGAAATGAAGTTAAAGATGCTCTTGAGAAGATTTATCCTGGTTGTCATCTTCAAAGGTTCGATCTTGCACCATACAATCCAAGTGAGCCTATGATCAATGTAGGTGTAAATGAAGAATCTAGTAAGAGTTGTTCTAAAGGTGAGTACTATTGTAATGACTCTAAAAAATGTAAGCCAGTACCTAAAGGTCATCATGTAATGCGAAATGGTGATTTGATGAAAGATGAGGATCACGATGAAGGTGGTGATATGAGTGAAGGAGCAGCATGGCAGAGAAAGGAAGGTAAGAACAAAGAAGGTGGATTGAACGAGAAGGGACGTAAGTCTTACGAACGTGAAAATCCTGGTTCTGATCTCAAGGCTCCTCAACCTGAAGGTGGTCCTAGAAAGAAATCATTCTGTGCTCGTATGGGTGGAGTCAAAGGACCAATGAAGAAACCTAATGGGGAACCTACCCGTAAGGCTCTTGCTCTTAGAAAGTGGAAGTGCTGATGAAAAGTTTTCAAGAATTTTTACAAGAAAGTGTCACTATTCATGTTGACTTCAATGGAACACTGAATGTAGGTGGTGGTTCTCCTGAACAACAAGTTCAAGAGAATTATCAATACCTTGCAGATGTTGTTTGGATGGGAAGTATATATAGGATGAAACTTGAAAAGAAAGAGTCACTAAGACTTCCAACTAATCAAGAGTTAGCAGAGCAACTTCAAGGTGAATATCCTGGTGCGATTGTTCAAAGAATTTATCCAGTTGAACCAAAACCAGAAGTTAAAATCGCAGACGTTAAAAGATATCATCCAGGAAAATTAGAGTGGGTATGAAATTATGGCTCAGTGGAATAAAAATACGCAAGATTATTTAAATCAAGAAAGAACACTTCATGAAGTGTTCATGTGTGCCGATAGATACGGCAACATTGGAGATTGTGGAGTTTCTACTGGTTCTGGTAGTGGTGGATATGATGCTTTTGGCCGTTCTAGAGTATCAGAACCATTTACTCTCGCAGACTATTCTCATCAATATGGATTGAATGAAGAGATTTTAACTAAGACAGTTGGTTCTGGTTCTACTGTAGAATATCTTCGAAATAAGGCAGCAGCGTCTCTTGTTGTAGGTACTGGTTCAACTGACTATACGATACATCAGTCTAGAATGTATCATCATTATATGCCAGGCAAATCTCAGTTTGCTCTTTCCAGTTTTAACTTTAATGATGTACGAGAGAATACTGTCAAGAGAACTGGATACTTTGATGATAGAAATGGAGTATTTGTTCAACAAGAAGGTGATGGAACAGTTTCTCTGGTAAGAAGAGATTATGTTTTTGGTATTGCTTCCGATACAGTTGTAAATCAATCTGATTGGAGTTTAGACTCCATGAATGGTGTTGGTATTTCTAGTATCAGTTTAGACTTTACTAAAACACAACTTTTTGCAACTGACTTTCAGTGGTTAGGTGTTGGTAGAATTCGTTGTGGATTTGTTATTGGGGGTAGTTTAGTTTACTGCCATGAGTTTAACCATTCAAATATTGAAGAACATGTTTATTGGAGCCAACCATCACTTCCAATTAGATGTGAAGTAAGAAATACTGATACTGCTGTTGGTATCACATCCATGCAGCAGATTTGCTCAACAGTATTAAGTGAAGGTGGATATGAGGAAAGTGGTTTTGAATTTTCAGTTGGAGTAACAACTGCCATTTCTCTCCCTGGTTCTAATAGTGCTCCAAATCATATCAAATGTGTGATGGCAATTCGTGCCAAACCCACCGTCAATGGATATCCAAATAGAACTACAATTCGTCTTTCGGATTTAGAAATTCTTTCAACATCAGCACCTTGTAAGTTTGATGTTTATAGAATGCCAAGTGGTTCAAATATTACAGGAGGAACTTGGGAAGACTTTGATGATGATTATTCTGGTGTTCAATATAATGTTGGGGTTGCAACAAACTTTAATTTGACTAATGCATATTCCAAAGCAACTGGATATCTTGCTGCTAATAATCCATCAGGCAAACAAGCATCTGGTACAATAACTCTTTCTCCATCATCAGCAAAGAAATCATATATTGCTCAGAACATAGATAGTGATGACAGTAACATTTTTGCAGTTGTTGTTCAGAACTTAACAACAAATACTGCAAATGAAATTTATGTCTCCGTTCAGTGGAGAGAGACTAGATGAGTAATGATGTTTATTTGGGCAATCCCCTTCTCAAGAAGGCGAATACCCCAATTGAGTTTACACAAGAGAATATTGAAGAGTATATTAAGTGTAAACAAGACCCGGTATACTTTGCAAATAATTATGTAAAGATTGTAACCTTGGACCATGGACTTCAACCGTTCAAGACTTATGATTTTCAAGATAAGTTGATTACCAACTTCCATGAAAACAGATTTAATATCTGTAAGATGCCTAGACAGACTGGTAAGTCAACCACCTGTGTATCGTATCTACTTCACTATGCTATCTTCAATGATAGTGTCAACATTGGTATCCTGGCAAACAAAGCCACAACGGCAAGAGAACTATTAGCAAGACTGGCTACTGCATATGAGAACTTACCCAAGTGGATGCAACAGGGTATTCTTGTATGGAATAAAGGTAATATTGAGTTAGAGAACGGTAGTAAGATACTTGCAGCTTCTACCTCAGCATCAGCTGTTCGAGGTATGTCTTTTAACATCCTCTTCTTGGACGAATTTGCATTCGTTCCAAATCATGTTGCTGATGCATTCTTCGCATCTGTTTATCCTACGATTACTTCTGGTAAATCAACAAAGGTTATTATCGTTTCTACCCCTCACGGGATGAACCACTTCTATCGAATGTGGCATGATGCAGAAAAGGCAAAGAACGAATATATTCCAACTGATGTTCACTGGTCAGAAGTTCCTGGTAGGGATGAAGTCTGGAAAGAACAAACAATCAAGAACACTTCTGAACAGCAGTTCAAGATTGAGTTTGAGTGTGAATTCCTTGGGTCTGTTGATACATTGATTGCACCAAGTAAACTCAAAACTATGGTGTATGATAATCCAATTCAAACAAGTGCAGGACTGGATGTTCATGTTGCACCAATAGAAGACCACGATTATATTGCAACCGTTGACGTTGCAAGAGGAGTAGGTAATGACTACTCTGCGTTTATTATTACTGATATTACTACATTCCCACATAGAGTTGTAGCGAAGTATCGGAACAATGAAATCAAACCGATGTTGTTCCCTAACATCATTTTTCAGTTAGCAAAGAAATATAACAATGCATTTGTTCTTTGTGAGGTCAATGATATCGGAGACCAGGTTGCAAGTATTCTTCAATATGATTTGGAGTATCAGAATGTTCTGATGTGTGCAATGAGGGGTAGGGCAGGACAAGTTGTAGGTCAAGGTTTCTCTGGA